CCACGGCACGCCCGCGGCGTTGTTGTAGAACATCGCGCCGTCGTGGTTGACGAAATTCGCCCCGAGTCCCGCCGCCTCCAACTGTTCGGGCGTCGCGTCCTTCGTCAGCTTGTAGATCATCGTCGCGATCATCTCGAGGTGGGCGAATTCTTCAGTACACTATTCATGTCGGTGATCTAATCGTACTCCCACCATCGAAACATTTCTTCTTTCGGAAAGGGATCTTCCTCCCATGGGCGTATGATTTTAAGTTCTCCGCCGCGCTCCCATTCCCATTGTATGAATTGCTCTTTATTCAATTTCCTTAAGGATATTTCTACTTGCTTCGGCCGTCTACCCGAGAGACGAGCCAATTCAGAAACCGACGGTGCGCGCCGGCTGTTAAACAAAATTCTCAGGACTTTTCGCGATGTATCATCCAACATTGTGTACCTCCTGCACCGATATGAATACTTCATTCTAACAAGAACATACGTTCTTGTCTAAGGAATGAAAAAGCTCCAGCATGAACTGGAGCTTCCAACCGGTGCTTCCGGATTTCTTTAAGAATAGCAGATATCCCAACTTATGTAAATGAAATTCGCAAACGTTTGGGAATATGTTTTTCCACATATCGCCATCTCGAGTCGACTGGTGTAAACTAATCACGAATTGGTAATAAAAAACCTGCTGAATGAAAGGTGATTGATAATGGTTAGGATTCTTCAGTTTCTTGGGGCGATATCGTTTGTTGGGGCGATCATCATTGGAATAGTACAGGCTAATCAGTCAGACGGAGCTATGGAATTGATTCTAGGAAGTAGTTACGAAGAAGGTTTTAGGTGGGGTGTGGCCGTATACTGGTGGGTAAGCGGAGCGGTTGCTTTAATCATCTTCCTGGCTTTAGCGATGATACTCGAATACTTATCTGACATTTCCTATAGAGTCCGGAATCTGGAGCATGAAGCTAATAAAAATGCTGCTCCAAAGCAAAGTCTCGGAAATTCAAAGGCTAGTATCAATAAGCTAGATGGATTCAAGTTGTAACAAAAGCTGTCCCCGCCCGGCGGTTCGCTAGGCGGGGATTGATATTTACTGGACTTTTTGTCCGGACGCCTTCCGCAACTCGTTTGCGAGCCTATACGCCTCGTCGGCCTGTGCCTTATCCGCAGCTTTGAGCGCGGCAGCTCGCATCGGTCGGATATGCTTGTCAATGATGTAGTTCGCGTCCTTCGGGTCCATCATATATTCGTCCTCCTTGTCATATTGATCGAGTTTGTTCGACTTGATCAATGATATGATCTTCGCCCCATATTGGGGATCGGTCGCATACCCACATAGCCGCAGCGCTTCCGCTTGTTCCGCTGGCGACTTAGAGGCGCGGACGCGGGCATAGCGGGGGAGACGGAACAAGATATCCTGGTCCTTGTAATAATCGTAGAGGGTATCGTATGAACGGAACCTCGCTACGATATCGACTCTCTTCCCGCCGACTACCTCCCAAGTTGTCTTATTGACAAACGCTCCTTTCCAATAGCCATTAGGTATGCCGTCTCCAACTTTGATCCCGCCGAGGTTGTTCCATGGGTGAATAACCCCTCCCGTTTCGAGAAGGTTCTGGGCCAGCCGGACAGAAGGCAACATCGGAGAGCCCTCCCGTCGTACTTGGAGGACGTGCGGCAAGACTGCCGCGATAAACTGGGGTTTAGTCAGCTTTGCCACCAGAGGCCCCCCTCTCCTCTAGTCTTTTAAGCGCCCGGCTTACCTTGGCCTCGATCTCGCTTTCGACCCATTTGGTCAGTAGTTCAAGCCAGCGTGTCGGAATCCAGTCTCCCCAGCCCGCACGGATCGAATTGGCGGTCATACTCTTAATCGTATGATAGAGAAGTCCGAACGTCAGAACACCGAAGACAATTCCGGGGGAGTTGAAGACCTGATCCAGGAAATGCCCGCCAGCGGGGAGAAGTAGCATGAAGAACGTACGAATGACACCGTCAAGGCCGTACCGAGAAGCGTAGGTCTTGTCCTGCCGTGACGCACTCCAGCCGCTTAACCAGTCCATAAGAATGAAGAACAATACAGCCGTCATCGTCGTCAGCACGACCGAATCGCCCCCATACATAAACTCGAAAATCGGCAACAAAAAACCGCCTGATCCGGCGGCTAAAAACTTACCCGTAATCGCTTTATCCATGGTTTCCCTCCCAAATTAACTAGGGCCCGATGAAGGGCCCTTAAATGCCTTCCGTGTTGGTTAAAATGTAATCCTCAACCGCCTGCCGATAATCAATGTTTGTGATATCGTCCAGGAGGTATACCGCGCCGGTTTTAGGATTGATCCCGCCGGACAGGATTCGCTCAGCGGCGATACGTACAACAATTTGATTGACCATTACAAGATCCCTCCATCGGCATGATCAGCCATTAATAAGATTTGATTTTCCAACTCTTGAACGTAGCCCGATTCCTCTAGCGTAGTCGGGGAAAATATCAGATAGTTGCCTTCTGTAACCGTTCGCGCATCAACTCTTAACCTCTCTCCAATTATTTCGGCGTCTGCTATTAACTGTTCCCGGTTTTCGTCGGTGTAGGCTACTTTTCTCATCCTCTGGACCTCCATCCTTTACACAGGCAAAATTGCCCCTCCTGTGGGATTAGTAAGAGGGTTAGCAACATTTATTTTCGTCACGCTTCCCCAACTTGAACCGCTGCTGGTCTTGTACCTAAAATCAATAATATCCCCATTGTTTACAGCTAGGTCCTGCACTACTTCTATCCCACCCGTAGTTGTTGCCGTTCGTTCCACTCCGAATGGCGTTCCATTTTTATACATAATACCGTATGCTGTCGCAGCCCCTCCCGACTGCAGGAGGTACCGGAACCGTAGAACCCCTGTGAAATCCACTCGAATTTTAGCTACTATGGTATAAGCTAACTGGTAGCCTATCCCACCGTCCGCATTAATTAATACATGTTCTGGCGGAATAACCTTCGACCCGGTTTTTCCAAACACACTCATTCCTAATGGGATATTTTCCGCTAAAAAGTTGGCGTCAGTGATCGTTACGTTATCGTCCACTCCGTCGCGATAACCTTCCGAGGCTCGAAGCTTGAGCGTCGTCCCCGTCACACTGGACGCGATCGCCGCAGTATCTCCGGCGCGATTGGGCATCGTACCAACTTTCCCGGCTCCTGAAGCATTACTGAATGTTCGGCCCGTCAGAACGTCGGTGGCTTGTGCATTTCCATTTGAAATAATTAGTTGACCGATCTTGTTGGCCATTTGAGGAAATGTGTCACTCGGGTTTGAAGGAACTCCTTTGCCAGTGATGGCCCCGGCGACCAAAGCTTTCCCGTCACTGACATTTGTAAAAAGCTCCTGCATTGCTCCTTCGAGATCCTCTGCCACGAAATTGCCTGCCAAGTCCTCCAGATGAACATTCCGCGAAGTAATCCCGACGATCGGCACATTGTCGATTGCCTGCTGATACTCGGCCTTCTTGAGCGTTAGCCACGATTGAAACTCGTTAAAAAGTTGCGTTGTGTCTGCCTGCTGAATTAATCCCGTCACGACGCCGCATACGGTGTTGTTCAATCGCTCATCTGTAACCTGATGAGGAAGAACGATCGCGCTGCCCGCCGTCAAGCGTACTTGAGCAAGGCTGATATCGTAAATGTCTCCGGATCTCGTCAGTGCCGGCGCTACCGGGCTTGTGCCGGGCGTACCTTGCAGGATGGTCGCACGGATCGCTCGAACCGGTGTGCTAACGTTGAGACGCAGAACGATACGGTCAATGCGATCGAGAGTCGTAGCCGGCGTCAATGTCAACGAAAGAGGCTCCGAGAAAATGCTGTATAGATAACCGTTGATCCAAGCAAAGCCGGTGGCGATCGACACCTTGTTGTCGGTCCCTGTAGCGGACACTTTGAGTTGCGTGCCTCCACTATAAATTCCGTTACCGATAAACCTGGCGAAGTATTCAGCAAATTCGCGGGCCGGGTAAAGGCGAGGATCGTCAGACGTCGAATCGAAAAAACCGCTCTTTTGCGGCATGGCCTATCCACTCCTTTTCACCTTGTTCTGCATTTTCTTTACTACCTGCGTAATGGTTGGAAGCTCATCTCCGAAAACGACCTCGATCTTCGCGGCCGGCTCGTAAACTTCTTTGATTTCGGTTATTCGGGCGTTCGTTGCCAGCCCCCAACGCCGATTGCGTACCGTCACGATGTCGCCCAGGTCCCAATCCATCTCGTAGCGGAAGCTGTGCGTATCGAGAACCCTTCCCTCCAACGTCTCTATCCGACGGAAGCTCGCGAGCTGCTGCTCACCCAAGTCAGCCAATTCGATCAAGTCCTCGGCGCTGGAGCAGTCGAGAAAGACTTCCCGACGATCGAACCCCATTCCGCTCCCAACGACTTGAATAAGGCGGTCCTCATCTTCTCCAGGTCCGCCGGCGTAGCCCACATTTTTGTAGCCGTTATCCGAGTCGACGTATTGTTGACTGAGAATGTTATCGAACTCGTGCGAGAAGATAACCGGCGGAAGGGTAGACTGATCGACGCTAAGATCTCGGCCGACTAAGACGTCGAACACCCATTTCTGAGCGGCCACGTCAAGGCGGACAAGCCATCCGATGTCGCACCACTTAGCGATAGATTCGACAACTTCGTGCAGCGGCTCGTAACGGGATTGCCATGGCGTCGGCACGCCCCGCAGCTGATCCGGTGCACAAATAAAAAACGGCATCGCCCGCCCTGGGTAGACACCGTTTACGATATGGCGATTGACATAATGCTTAAGTACCGTCTCGGCCGCTCCGTTGATGCGGTCATAGCTGTCAGTCACAGTGACTCGACGATCGAGGACGCCGCCGAGCGTTGTCCCCTTAACCGCGATGCGCTCGATACCATCCTCACCGGATGATATTTCGCGTTGCTGGATGATGCCCGACTTGTGCGGCTGATTACCGATCATGATCACTTTATCCTTGATCAGCTTGTCCGTATGCATTTTGTCCAATGCAATATGCATTTCGAAGTCTCCGGCCCGATAATAACGACGACTAAACTGTAAGCTCTCGTAGTTATCGATCTCAGCGAGCAAATTAAACGACGTGTCTAAAATCCGTATAGGCGGTGCTCGCATCACCGTCACCCCCCTGCATAGCGGTTAAACCAGTATATCGTGACTCGCGCCCGCTCCCGGTCCGCTTCTTCATCTGAGTCATAGCGAAGCATGTTCTCGCCCGGCATGAGCTGGAAGAACGTGCTGTCAAGATCTATCCAGTGAAAGACGTTCGTGCGGTTTCCATCGCCGGCAACAACCTCAACACGCTTTGCCCCGAATGCGGTGTTTATCTCGAGCACATCGTTATCGCCTAAGTCGTAATTGACCTTGATGAATTCGCCAGTCGTCTCGTTCTGCACGAGCGGATTTTTCGCAGGACCCTGATAGTGAATGAGAACAGGGGATTCGACGTCTCCATCGTTTGAAAAGTTACCCCGGTATGCAGAGAACGCGAACATGCTCGACAGCTTCAGCGGGAAGGATAGCCCTCCCTCCTCAAACTTCAGCTCCTTAACGGTCTCGCTCTCGTCGAGCCAGTACGGGTCTGGGCATAAAAACGAGGCCGTGAAGAGTTGATTACTTGCATGCCGGCTGCCGAATACCGGGCTATCTTCGCATATAGCCTTGGCCGCATAGGACCGCGCATCATTAGTATAAATCAGCGTACCAGGTTGCTTTGCACTCAAGATGCGCGACAACGTGCGGCGAAGCTCGTACATCTCTTCTGGAGATCCTGCCATTAACGCCCCGCTGATCGCAACAAGTCGATCGGAAAGCTGCACCCCGGATAGGGTGGAGCCGTCCTGATATGGCGATCGCGTGCTCTTGATATCGGAGCTCACCCCACCCGTTCCGTCGATATGCGAAAGGATAAACGGCTTGGAATTGCCGAACGTGATCGACTCTCCGCGCGCGCTGATAAACGTAAGCTTTTGCAAACCTCCACCTCCTACATCGCGAGCTGCTGCGCGGTCTTTTGAGCAGCGCGGGCAACGTCACTCGGCGACGTTACAGGCGCGTTGAAATGATTGACGACATTGACGTTAGACGAACTCGCTCCGCCACCGGAATATGCAGACGCCGCTCCACCGCCGCCCGCCATCGCCATTACAGCCAATGCTGCATTGCGCGCTGCATCGATCTGCCGATTGATGTCTGCGATCAAGGTCGTGATCTGGCTAACCCGCTCCTTGAACCCCTCATACATCTTCTCCCCGAGGGACTGTCCTGTGATCTGGTAGGCGTCGCCATACCCCTCCAACAGCGTAATGATTTCCTTCTGCTGGTTGTCGATGATCATTTTCTCAGCCTGCGCCTGAAGGTTTTTTGCGGACAAAAGCTTGGCATAATGCGCCTGCGTCGCCGCGAGTTGGCTGTTCAACGAATCCTTCGTTACTTCCGAGATCTGATTGATCCGCTCGATCTCGGCGTCCCGATCGGCCGCAAGCATTTCCTTCTTGTCGGCGAGCTGGGACTTCAAGAGATCCGTTTGCTCCTTCAGCTTATCCTTCAATGTCTGTTCCTCGGTTTTCAAGGCATCCTTTTTGTCGGATAACTGCTCCTGCTCATGACGCTTGGCCTGATCCGCGAGGACCTTGTTCAGCTCCTTCTGAAGCGCCGCCTTGTTAAACTCGTCGTGTTCATATTCGATCTTCGCCCGCAGACGGGACGCCTTCAGTTCGTCGTCGGCATCCAGCTCCGCCCGAGTCTTTTGCTTCTCGGCCTGTTCCAGCGCCGCGAGCTCGTCCTGTATGGCTTTGATCTGAGCGCCGTACACTTCTTCCAATAGAGCAAGTTCCTTGTCGGCAGCTTCCTGGGCAACCTTCAAGCGGGCATCATAGGTAGACTTCGCTATGTCGGTTGCACTCTTCTTCCAAGCCTCGTTGGCGCTGATCAAGCCGCGAATCCGATCCTCTTCGGCTGAGCGTTCGGCCTGATACTTCTCACTCAGGGCCGACTGGATGCCCTTCGACAGATTGTTGATGCTGTCTATATTCTGTTGCCTGACCTGGTCGTAGTAGTTCTTTTCCAGTTGTAGCCGCTCGTTGATGTTCTGACGGATAATAGAGGTGATTTCCTTTTGGATTTGCTCTTTCTCACGAGCCGTATACTTGTCATCGGCCAGCACCTTAGTAAGGTACGCCTGATTTTCGGCGACGACCTGCGTGAAGGTTTGCCGCTGAATCTCGAACCGCTGTTCGGCATTCTGATCCTCTCGAATAAGCCGATCTTCGGCCGCTTCGCTGATCAGTCGTGTCGTCTCTTCCAACACGGCCGCTTCATGGGATTTCTGCGCCTCGACCTTCCGTTTCCGTGCCTCATAAATTTTATCGTCGAGCTGTTCGCGCTCTTCGGCGGAATCAGCATACAGGCGCTTGATACGTTCCAGCCGAACAATCTCGGTATTTTCATCAAGCAACCCCCGATCCTTAACTCGCTCATAATGCTTCAATGCTTGATCGAGTTTTCGATCCCCGAGCTGTTGTTGAACGTCGTAAATGCGCTCCTCCATCTGCATCCGTTCTTCTGCGGTTTTAACGTGCGCTTTCTGAATCTGCTGTAACGTTTGCAGCTCATCTTCCAGCGTAAGCTGATTCATCCGTTTTCGATGCTCTAACAGCTGATACGCATCATCCAGCGCCTTGTTCTTGTAAGCCTCCGTCTTCGGCTCCTTAACTGCGGGATCTTCGACCACCGCTATCCCTTGTACATTTGACGGGTCTGTTTTTGCGAGAGCTTCAAGAGCCGTAATTTCCCCTTTAAGCTTCTCGACCTCTTCTCTTGCCCTTTTGGTAGCACCGGCAGCATTGTCCATCCCGAACAGCCATTTGGCTCCCGCTTCAACGGCCGCAATGGCTGCCTCTCTAACGGACAATTCGCGGCGCTTTTCCATCATAATTTCATTCGCTTTTGCTTGAACCGATGCCCAAGCCGCAGCAACCTCTTGCTGCTTGACAATGAGCAGCCCTTTAATCGCTTCCTCGTTGATTCCGATAGCCGTTGAAAACTGAGGGAACATATCAGAGAGCTGCTTCTGAGCTGAAGACCATTCACTCGAGCCTTTCTTGGCAGCGTTATATTGCTTCAGGAGGTTCTGCACAACGAGCACTTCCCGGTTCTTTGCTGCTGTCTGCTGCGCAAGCTCATTGACTTCTGCCGTTGTGGCGCGTGCTGCGTCCTTAACTGCCTTTGTGTACGTGTTAATCTGATCGTTCAGTTTGTTCATCGTCACAGCGGCAACTTTACCCGCGGTTTGATCGATGAATTGTAATTCAATGCCGAACTCACGAGCCGTTTTCGACAGCTCTTTCAGGTTAATGTCCAATTCGTCCGCGGCATAATGGATTGCCCCAACGTTATTTCCGATCTTTGCCGCATCAGACTGAGCTGCGACTTCGATCAGCTCCTGATATTTCTGCTTTAACTCTTCAAGTTTCTTGATTTTCTCTTCTGTCGAGGCGATCTCGTTCTTCTCGATGCCCCTCTCCACAACCTTCTGGTATTCCTCCTGAGCCTGCTTCAGTTCTGCAGCCGCCTGCTTCGCCTTTTGCATGCTGGTCGTAAAGAGCGTAACCACGCCTACTAGAGCCGTTAGCCCGATTACCCAAGGATTAAGTGCAAGAGCAGTTAGAGCTGTTCCTAGCGCTTTAGACGCCAAGGTCCAAGCCATCTTGGCGGCGATTACTCCACCAATTACCGCGATCAACGCAGCAAGCGCTGCGGCCAACGCCGTAGCTGTGGCGGTTAATTCAGGGTTCCTCTTGATCAAGCTAGTCACGAACGAAAGTATAGGTTGAAATATAGAAAGCAAGCCACTCATTGCCGGAGCCATTGAAGCCCCGTAGGCTTGGGATAATTTGAGCGTTTCGGCGGCAAGTTGAGATTGCTGTCCGCCTAACTCATTTGCATATTCGGCGGCCCTCCCGGTATTGGCTATCGATTCAGCCATTACACCTTGATAGATCGCTTCAGCCTTCTCGGCGGTTGATAGCGAGTCTACCGTCTTGTTAAGCGACTTCGCGTATTCTTCTTTCATTTTTGCAATGTTCTTCTGGACGCCGGCCGCATCGGAGAGTACCGAGTTTTCCATCCGAATCCCCTCCGTCGTCACCCGGACGGCTTCGCCTAGATTGTAGTGCGCCTGGCGGTTGTCCACCGCCGTATCTTTAAGGGCTTGCACCGTCTTGCGCGCTTTTTCAATGCTCATCCCGTAATTGACCAGGTTTTTAATAGCAGCGGCCGTATCAGATTCCGTGATCAGCCCGTCAGAGGATAGCTCCGTCATAGCCTCTTTCGCTTCACTTACACTACCGCCGATTGCTTTGATCTGATTTTCGAACCCCTTCATGGTCGACGTATATTCGTTATACGCCTTGATGCCCGACAATACAGCAGCGGCGATCGCGGCGAATGCGACTGTCGCAACCGCTGCCGTCCTGCCATAGGCATCTTGTAAGTCGCGCTGGCTTGCGGCGGCTTCTCGAGCGGCTCGCTCCTGATCGCGGAGGCGTCTCTGAGCCTCGTTAAGTCCTCGCTCAAGTGCCTCCGTCCGGAGACGCAAGCTTATGACTAAATCGCCAATGTCCATGCCCGCACCGCCTTATAGTCCTAGTTGATCGATGAATACTTCTTCGTTTTGTTTCGGAGATTTCATCTTCACGAATTTATCCGAAATAAGTAAGAATTCGTCTAGATAGTAGTCCTCGAGTAGTTCGCGTTTCGATATTCCCATCATTCTGGCCGTAACGATTAAGCTTTGGACCCAGAATTCATCGCGGGCTTCCGAACTTTCCCCCATAGAGCCTTGATTTGATCGAAAAAATCCGTGGTATCGTTGACCTCCCAAAACGCACGGAGGACTTCAAGCAACTCCTTAGGAGTCAAGCTGATTAGGTGCTCGTAATCTGAATCGATTAGCTCGGCAACGAGGCGAATAAACTGCTCCGGGACAACTTGAATGAGTCGCCCGAGCATCGCGTATAACGCTTCTTGATCGAGCTTTTTCAGGCTTTCTACAACTTCGTCCGGCTTCTGATCAGGGAAACAATTTTTCAGAAGGATTTCCGGGAGATTCTTAATCGTGCCGATTGCTTTGATGTAAGCCCCGACCGGGAGCTTCTTTACCCGAACGCCGTGCAGATTGCCATCGGCCGGAAGCGACATCGAAATACTCTTGTCCGTTTTTCGGAGTTTGAACATCTTTGTCCCTCGCTCTCATGAAATAAAAGCCCGACGAATTCGCCGGGCTTTACCAGTTCTTCGACTATCCCGTAGTTACGAGCTCGTCGAGCCATACGAGATCCGCGTCAGCCGTTGTGTCCTTCATGGCCTTCGCCTTGCTATCCATCTTGCGCGAGGTGACGGTTGCCTCGATCGATACAGGAGACGCGCTGTCTCCTCCCTCTCCCTTGGTCTTGTAATCGCCCTTAACCTTCGTGGCCCGCAACGCGAACAGTCGGACCATGCGATACTTGCCGTCGGAGGTTTGCGCGGCGAAGCTCATGCCGATCTCCGGTGCAATGTCGTCAGATCCGTAGCTGTATTCTTTCGTACTTTCGTTGTAATCCCCACCTTCGAAATACGGGTGCAATTCGAGCGGCAATTCGGCAAGCTGGAGCGTCATTTTCATCCCGTTCCAGTCGCTTCCGGCCTCGTAGACAATGTCGTCCGCGTAAACCTTCCACTCCGAAACTTCGGGATCGAGCGAAACCGACTGAGCTCCCGGAACCGAAATCCCGGTTCCAGGGGTGTATGCGACTGCCGTGTTCGCCGTCAGAGGGAAAATCTTAATCCGTTTCAAGCCTTTCAGAATTTTCGACACTTCTTGTATCCTCCTTTAATCGGCGGGGACCGCCATCATATACCGCATACCCTTGTGATACACTTCAACGTCGGGCTCGTAATCGTCGTAAGTGCTTGTCCGTCGAAATCCGATCGCCTTAATGGATCGATCTACGGCCGAGATCAGGGCGGCATCCGCCTCTCGAGTCCAGATGCTCACCTGGAACGATACCATGCTTTCGACCGCCTCATCATCTGCATAAGCCGAATCGAAATTCGCAATTTCGAAAAATGTGATTTGCGGGTACATATCCGGATAGGGGATGTTGCGTTGATAGATACGCGTATTCCCATCCGGGTCGAGGCCAACCTTTAATGCGATCTCGCTGTCTAGCTGAAGCGCTTGAATGATATTGGGGCTAAGATCGATCATAATCCCAACCCCTCCTTCAAGATTCTCGCAACTTCCGCTATAGCTTCGCTCTCCTTTTCTCTGGCTGTAGGCTCCATAAACGGCCGGGCGGGTTGTTTACTCGTACCCCATTCATGGAATTTCAAGTAAAAAGCTTTCGACCTATCACCCTTGAGCAATCCTGCAAAAATCGCTTTTCCGCCCTGCATTCGCCGAATGTTGCCGATCTTAAGAATATCGGCCCCATGGCGACCGGTCCGCCATCTATTTCTTGCTCCATAAGGCCCCCGTGGAGCATGACTCCGAGGCGCACGACGGACGATTTCGTCATGTATGATTTTGACTCCACCGCGTAAAGCCGCGTTCTCGAGTCGGTTCGCTTGATTGTTGATCTGCCTTAACCGACGTGCCAACTCCTCGCCACCTAGAAACTCCAACTCACCCGCCATCGGGGACCACCCCCCTGCACATTAAGTGCGTTTGCGTTCGATCGCCGAACGGGTCTTCAATCGGGGGAGCGATAATATCGTAAATTCTGCCGTCTTTCAGGTCGACGACCCTCATGTTCGATGTAATCCCGGATCGCAGACGGATGACATAGCGCACTGTGCTCTCGGCTTGAACGGCAGCGGCGGCGAAAAACTCCCGGCCACGCAAAGGCTGGCGCGCCGCCCAAACCGTCATTACATCATCCCAGGCTGTCGCGGGTCTGCCTTCTGGTCCTTTGCTGACCCGCTTCTTTTGAATGGTGATCCGTCGATCAAGGTTGCTTACCTTCACGTTGATCACCTGCATTCAAAGCCGCTTGTGCGGCGTGAGCTTGCTCTTTCCCCTTGACTTTCTCGCCGTTGGAAAGTTCGTAATTCCCGGCAGCGATGTGTCTAGGCCATACCGAATCCGCCGGTTTCGAGGATTCCGCGATCAGCTGACGGCTTTTCAAATCCTTCAACCGATCCGGATCATCGGATTCGAAAGGTTCACCAACGCGATAAACATCTCCGGTAAATTTATCCTGGAATACTTGCTGGACAACATATTGCATGCCTTCACCTCATTTCAGTTGTAGAATAATGCTCTGAAGGCTGTATTCCATTGCCTTCGAGATGCTTCCCACGAGTACCGATTCGCGATTCTCGTACCAATGCGACACGAGAAGCATGACGGCGATGGCATAGAGTTTGCTCTCGGACTCCTCGACGCCGGCATTTGATAAGAATTCGCCAGCGGCACCAATCAATAAGCCGAGGATAGCATCATCCTCGGCACCGTCGATTCGCAGATAGTCCTTCACTTGCTCGAGTTCTACGGCCATGGGTTAACCCCCTAACATCGATCAGCCAGCCGGCACGACGTTTGCAATGCGGAAGGCGGCTTTGAGCAGGATTTGATGATCGATCCAGCCCGTGAGCACGAAGAGATATTCGCCTTTGGTGACGTCTTTGTCCGTGTCGTAGATCAGAGGCCCATCATAGTTCAGCTGGGCATAGTTCATATCTCCGACAATCGGTTTAACAGCCGAATCGCAGAACTCTACCGGTTTCCCGATCACCGACTCCGGCGGAGCATTGAACAACGTTGCATTTCCGTTCGCGAGCGTTTCGATGATGCTCAGATAGTCCGCATAGCGCATGACGACTTTCGCATTATCGCGATAATCCTCGTGGAGCGCAGCGAGTGCGGCCTTGATCGCCTTGTAGAGGTCGGCACCATTTACTTGCGTGATGCTTACGGCGTAGAAGGACATATGCTCTTCACCAGTTGCCGGCGAGGTGGCAAGGGACACTTTCTTTTCTTTTGCCGCCAAGCCGGATTGAAGAGCATTTTCGACGTAAGAAACGAGATCCGCATCGGAGCCGTGCAGGACGGTATCGGAAATCCTCGCTTTTACCTTGAACTTGTGCCGCCCGAAAGTTACCTTGTCGCCGGTAAGCTTGATTTCCTTCGCCGCTTCTTCATCACCGATGAATCCGTCGTCATCGAGCTCGTAGGCGATTTTCGGCAACTCGAGTCCCTTGATGTTAGTCGTTCGAATAATTTCGCGAAGCGGATTCTTCGTGAAAGGCTCCGCAACGAGCTGGTTGGACATGTTCGTCGGCAGGAACTTCTCCCCGCCGGTCGAAGGGGTCTGCTTCAGTGCACCCAGCAGATTCCGAGACTCGTCGGATACCGACGTGCCGAGAATCGCCGAACGAATCATTTCGGCCTTAGCCGCGATCATGCGTTTCTCGTCGTTCTGTTCGAATGCGACGGGGTTCTGAGCTTTAACCCGATCGCGTTCCTCTTGCTCTTTGCGGTCGAGCTCTTCCTTCAGCATGCGGAAGCGTTCTTCCGCATGCGTTTGCTTCTCTTTCAGACCGCGCAGTTCTTCGATCGGCGTACCGGGGTCGGCCGCTTTCGAGCGAATCTGTTCGGAAATCGTCGTCAACTCCGCACCCAGAACACCCAAGCTTTCTTTCATTTGGTAGATGGTCGGCATTTACATTACCTCCGTTTGTAGGTTTCGATAATTTTATTTGCTTCTTCAAGGATCGCTTGGCGCTCCTGAAGTTCAGCACTTGGGGATGGCGCTTGACTTCGCCCGCAGCCGGCAGGCGGCGTCAAGCTTCGAACTTCGGCCGTGGTTGAGGTGTATGCGGGAATCGGCGTTAGGGTAATTTCCCTTAGTTCGATCTTTGTGATCGTTCGGAACCAGGTATCGTCGCGTTCCTCCCACAGTTGTTCAAGAATACGGAAGCCAATGCTGCACCCCTTGATCAGCCCGCTCCGCACGTCCTCGACTATGTCCCGGCCCAACGTCGATTGATTTGGCGTTAAATCGAAAAACAGACCGTTTTCACGGTCTGTCAGGACAAGATTTGCGCCGGTTCGGCCGAGTACCTCATTCCAATTGTGATTTTTCAGAGCGAAGATGTCGTGGCCGTCGCCAAGCGTATCGGTCAATGCGCCACGCTGAATTCGCTCTTGGAAGGAGTCGCCCCACCAATCCATAATCTCGGTATACTCGTCGTAAACGGCAGCGAATCCATCAATTTTTGCGCCGCTCTCGCCAGCCGAACGGGTATCTATGTTCCGAATCAGCAACGTCCGAACCTCATTTTGGTTCGGATCAGGTGTCGGTTTCGGGTTCATCCGGTATCTTCACCCCCTTTCCGGCGTTAGGTCGCGGCTCATCGATCGGGTGCAAATCTCCGCTGATATAGAGCTTGTCGCCGCCCGGTACCGGCGGCAGTTCCTCGAAAGCACGCACTTCGTTCGGCTTGAACCAGGCGGACCGCACGCCCTTGAAGTAAAACTCAGCTCGTGTTTTGATGTCGCCACGCAAAAGAGCGTTCACGTTGAATTTGTAAGATAGTCCACGTAAACGCTCTGCTGTCGTCAACAGCTTTCGATTAAATTCCTGCTCGTATTGCCGAACGATTGGAACCATTGTGCCCTGTACGAATTCGATTGCGAGCTGCTCCATACTGGAGTAGCCGCCGCCCGTTTCCCCCAGCATATGCACCGGCATGTTATAGACCGTCGCGACCCGTGAACGCGTGATTTTCTCGACCTCAAATACCTTCGTGTCGATGAATTTGCGCTCGATTGCATTTATTTCCGTGCCGAGCTCTTGGATGATGACCCCGCCATTTTCCTTGTAAAATTCCTTGAAGTTGGCTAGGATTTCGGCCTTCTTGTCCTTCGATAGATTGGTCGCCATTTTCAGAAGAAACGATGCTTTAATAGCCGTATCCATCTGGTCAAGGCTGAATTGCCGAACCGACGAGTCGAACGTAGTCGTATTTTTCAGCACATCGAGTGGATTGATTCCCCTGTACCCATTGGTCTGAATGTGCTTGACGTGGATCATATCCATGTTGTGGACCAGATACTTTCCCTTGTTCGTCGTCACTTCGTACCAGAGGTCCAGGGTCTCTTTTTCGATGACTTCCTGCACTTTGGATGGATCGAGAACGGCGAATGAGCTTACTTGATAGTTATTGTCATACATTTTCAGCGCGTAGCCATTACCACTCGTGTTCCGATGCGTCTCGAGTGTCCGGATGAAATCGAATGATGTCATGTTCTGGTTCGGCGAGTTTTCAACTAAATCGGACATATGAGTTCGGACCGGCTTGTAATTTTCGTACAACTTGACGGGGAGGCTCGCCATCGCATTCGAAAGCCTGCTGACGGCGGAAAAGATGGTCTCATTCGTCGCCAGAGTATTCCCGACACGGCCCGCGAAGATATTCGCAGGGTTAAACCATTTGATAAAATCGTAACCAGTTCCGCTATATGCGTCACGCTGCTCCCCACGGAAAACGTTCTTGACTCTTTTCCAGATTCCCAATCTCTATCACCTCCCCAATAGTTTGCTGATCGAGACGAATTCAAGGTTTCCGCTTGCTGCGGGCGCGACCATTCGCTTCATGACCTCCGTGTGGGCATTGAGCCATGCGGCGAAACCGTCTATCTTGCGATAACGACCTTGCTTCGTTGGAAGCCAATTGCCGTTGCGATCTTCGACAAGCTTGACGTTGTTGAGATACCAACGGAAGAGCTTGTTCTTGTTGAAAACGACACGGCCGTCAAGCAACATTTCCTTAACATCCTTCATCGCCGGATTCAGTGTAAGCGCCCCTTGCCGGACGACCTGCGTCATGAAGCCGTGACTCTTCATGTCCTCGACTAGCCGGTAAGCATTCGCCGGATCGTAGGTAATCAGATCGATAGAGTAGAGTTTAGATTGCTCTACGAACCAATCGAGCACGGCCTTGTAGTCAACGTAAGCGCCTGGGCATATCGTAAGAAGCCCCTCTTTCCCCCAAGATCGGAACGGCAGGCTTTCATTGTCTAATTCAACCTTCCGCTGCGGAACGAACGAATGGGAGAGAATGAAGACTCGGCCATCTTCCAAAGGAAATTCCAGACATGCCGATGTAAAATCTTCCGTCTGCGAAAGGTCGAACCCGCCGACGCAATTCATGCCGCGAAGCTCGTCCGGGTCAATCGTCGCGTCATTCGCCTTTATGATCTCGAAATCGATGAACGATTGCTCGTCCGATTGTGAGAACAGATTAAGGCGTTTCGTAATGAAGTCGTTCTTCTCGGCTGGCACGCTCTTTCTAGAGGTCCATTCTTCGATCATGTCCTCCAGCTTTATCGTTAGCCCAAGGTTTGGATTGGCTTTAACCCAAGTGGACGTATCCTCGAGTTCATCCTCCGGATCTAGCTCTGCCATGAAACAAAAAAAACGCTCATCTTCGAGCGATCCGGAGAGAATATCCGCTGCCTTCTCATAGTAATCCATGAGCGGCCCGTCCAATTGGTAACCAGCAGTCGTGATGTACAGAAGCAGCGGTTGCCGCCGGGCACCAGTGCTATTCTTGATGACGTTTATCAGCTTGAAATTCTTGTATTCATGGATCTCGTCGAAAACACCGAAGCTGCAATTCTTTCCGTCCAGCTTCTTGCTATCCGTCGCTAGCGGCATGATCTTCGACATTGTATCCGAGTACCGGATTTCGTGTAACGTCTCATCGAACCGGCTTGCGAGCGTTGGAGAGGATGCGATCATATGCTTGCATTCATCGAATAGCTCGCGAGCCTGTTCCTTCGAATTCGCGAGCTGGAAGACGCGAGCACCGCGCTCTCCATCCTTCGAAGCGCTATACAGGGATAGTCCCGAGATCATCGTCGTCTTCCCGTTCTTCCGGCCGACATAGATCAACCCTTCTTTGAATCGACGGAGCTTCGTGTCCTTATGCACCCATCCGTATAGCGACCCGATAATGAAGTGTTGCCAAGGCTGAAGGTCTAACCGATGGAAATCACCCTGCGACGGTCGGCAAAACCGTTCGATAAACGCGATGGGCCGGTAGGCTAGTTCCTCGTCGAACACATAGGGGAAGGACGCCGTCCCTTGGCGTTTAAGATCCGCCAGATGGCGCTGGCATGCAAGACGGACCTTCTTGGATGTAATGACCTTGCCCGCTGCTACGTCGTACGCGTAGCGGTTGGCAAGTAGATTAGAAGTTGTCGAAGTCGCCATCACGGCCATTTTTTCCACCGCCGTCCGTCACAAGCTTTTTGCGCTGCGCAGCAGTTAAGCCAAGCGACTTCAATAAGTTGTTCAACGTTTGAACGGTCTTCGTCAACTCGATCGCAAGCGGATTCTTCACGAGGTTCGTCGCGCCCGATTTATTCGTATGCGTGACCAATAGATCATTAGAGGAAACTTCCCTCCGGAGCCGAGTGTAAAACTCGTAGGTTTCGCAATAAATTAAGATCAGCTCATCGTCGGACTCCTTGAATGAGTCCCCGAGGAACTTCTTGATGCGTTGATATGCCGCGCTACGTTTTGTCGCCATCTCATTTTACCCCCTTTTACCTAAAATTTTGGTCCGTGCCGCAAACGAAGGGGAGCGCCGGTCCCTGGGGCTTTGCCCTTTCAAGTTCGAGGGGAGGGGGGGTGTTCGAGTTGCCCCCTCACCATCGCTCGTCGCTTGCCGGACTCTTCTCGATCCTTACCTTTCTCGGTTGAGGACGTGGCCGGCCGCTCCCCTTCTCGGTATGCTCTCGGTTATGACAAGCCGGACAGATGCTCTCAAGGTTGTCCAGATCGAGCCCGAGATCTGGCGCTTCCTCTAGCGGTTTCTTATGATGGACCGTGGTTGCAGGCGTCAGACGATTCTTCTTCATGCATGGCTGACATAGGTAGTTGTCCCTTTCAAGGGCGAAGACTCTGCACTTCAACCAAGCAGCGCTTTTATAGAAAGGTTTGGCCTTCTTTTGTTCCATCACCAACCTCCGCGTCATCTTCCGGCAAACAAAAAAGCACCCGCGCATGGCGGATGCTCTTCGTTAATTATTCACTAAAAGTCCCGAAAGAGAAGCCGTCAACCGACCTTAGTTTGCCTCTCCACCACTGAGTATGGTATTTATTCTGACCTTGATGAACTGTAGCATTTTTGAGGTGAATCATATCAGGTCCCGTATCATTGTCATTGTCTTCGTCTTCCGACTCGGAACCAAATACTTTTTTGCCAAACAACCTTATCGCATCCGCTAACCCTTCTCCAACCTTACCTCCTGTGTTAGAAAATGATTGTGCAACACCTTCGCAATACGTTTCACCTGAAACTAGAGTTCCAGTAATGAGAGTGCCGCCAATATTTAATGTCAATCCTAACTCCAATGACGTGCTGTTGCTTGTAGATACGAATTGCGTCAATAAAAAGTCTTTAGGATTGGTATCTACGGGACTAATTCTTTGTTCATCTGTCTTGTTTTCTGTCATATTCATCCTCCATTTTGTAGTAGATTTCGTCACTTTTCATTGTAACAAAATGGAGAATTATTTCCAATCATCCCCTTGAACCGAGTTCCCCATATCTTATAGTGTGTTGCGGTAGCCGAATGCCCGGTTTCCCTTATCCTGACACGCATTTCCACGGCCGGGCACAGATGAGTTCGACAGTGGCTATTTATGTGTAACTCTCTCGATATTTGAAGCGTAAAACGGCATCGTTAATCGTGTCCTGGGTTACTCCGATGTATCGAAGCGTGATCGATTGATCGCTGTGTCCAAAGATCTCCATGATCAGTCCGACGTTCTTCTTGTTCGCCATGTACATGTGATACCCGAACGTCTTGCGCATTGTGTGGCATCCGACGGAGTACAGTCCGTAGTTGCTGCAAACCTTGTTGAGCATCTTGTAGACGGTACTCCTATCTAGCTCTCGCCTTACCCGAACGTTCAACTTCACTTGGCGGCTTCTGAACAACCAGTCATGATCGCTCATACCTTTGATGTATTCCGCGATGCCTCGCCTGATCTCCGGATGGACCGGGAGCATAACCCATTTCCGATTCTTCTTCTGCCTGATTCGCAACTCATCCGCCCGAATATCTCTAACACGAAGCCGGAGTATGTCCGAGATCCGTAGCCCCGTATATATCCCGACTAAGAATATCGCATGATATTTCGGATTCCACTTTTCTAGATCGCGAAGGACTCCTTCAAGAACCAAGTAATCACGAATGGGCTCTACGCTGTTCAACTTGGTCTCCCCCTTCCTTCACGCATCGGACCAGCATGCAATGCTGAACCGAGCCCACCCACTTCCCCCAAGGACATGAGGCACATTTCGTGGGTTGCAGGACGGGAGGCGGAACTTTGACCCTTACCGTCATGTCTTCAGCTCCAATCTACTTATAATAGAAGAAGAGCCCCGAAGGACTCTTCAAAATCACAAACGTTTGGGATTATCCGAATGTCTACAGCCCGGACGAGATCCGGACCATAGACGAAGGGACAAGCCCTTCAAGGGGTGTCAAACCCCGCCCCATCTCCACACGCTTGACGAAAGACGTCTAAGGCTATCATGCTCATCGCATGGCCCACCGCATGGCCGAGTGCCTACATATGATAAAGGTACAGTAGGTATCACCTGAGCAAAATGCTCTATGTGATCCCACTGTACCTCTATAAGACAAACAGTATACGAGCGTGATAAGCGCGTTTCTTCTGCGAATTACACGCATTTTCCGGTTAACCATCTATTCAAAGAACTTGAGGGTGTTCGCCACAGATTCGATCCCCCGATTAATCCTGCGATCAACTGTAGATGGGTCGAGAAATCGATACCGGATAACTACATCCTTGCGCCTGGCTCCTTCTATAAATCTCGCAATCACGACGTCTCGGATTTCCGAATCGGTGATAAGCCGGACAGCCCTCTCTACAGATTGGGTTGCCATTACGTATGCATTGTACGCTTTTTCCTGTTTAGGAGCAAGACTCTCTATTTTTTCTAACTCCGTTATCATGTCTTTATGTCTTCTGTACCTAGTGAGCAGCGTTTTGGCTTGCCGGATCTCATCGGCAGATGCTTGCTCGTATAATTCCATTTGCTGCAAGATCCCCACGCTCCCCCACACCCTTCTATGATATAATTGGTGTGTGTGGTTAAACCCCGTCGGCTCCCCAGCTCAGATCGGGGTTTTTCTATGCGCCGGCATACATATCCGGCCTTTTATACGATTCAGATGATTGCACCTTCGATGATGTGTCAGAGCTAACCGAGCTTACGAATTTACTGAATTGCTTCAGGAATACGAGCTCCGCTGTGCCGATCGGACCGTTTCGTTGCTTGGCTATTATTACTTCGATGATGTTCTTCTTCTCGGATTCTTTGTCGTAATAATCATCTCGATAAAGAAAGGCGACGAGATCTGCATCCTGTTCGAGAGAACCGGACTCCCTAAGATCGGACATCATAGGCCGCTTATCCTGGCGCTGCTCGACTCCTCGAGAAAGTTGGGATAGGGCAATGACCGGAACGTCGAGTTCCTTCGCAACCAGCTTCAGCATGCGCGATATCTCGGATATTTCTTCCTGCCGGTTCGAACCAGCTCGTCGCCGCCCGCTCATGAGCTGAAGGTAGTCGATGAGGATCATTGCAAGTCCTCTTTCCTGTTTCAACTTGCGGCATTTCGCAAGAATCTCCCAGGGAGAAATGGCCGGCGTGTCATCGATCCAGATGTTATAGGAACCCAGCTTGCCGAGTGCGGTGGACAGCTTATGCCAATCACTTTCAAGTAAGTGACCTGTCCGGATTGCCTGTCCATCAACGTTTGCTTCTGCCGATAATGAACGATTGACAAACTGTTTCTCGCCCATTTCAAGGCTGAATACTGCTACTGTATCCTCAATCTGGTTAGCGATCAGGTGGGCCGCTGCGTGACGGGATATATTCTCGAGTAGCACCGTTTTCCCAACGGAAGGACGAGCTCCAATTACAACGAAATCAGTCCGCTGAAATCCGCTCGTCATCTTGTCGATATCGTCGAATCCTGAGGGGATGCCAGTTATCCCAGTCCCGTCCTTGCTGTTGTATCGCTGCTCGAGGTCATCGAAGCAATCGAGCGCAATCGCGCTCATCTTTCGCATGGGCTTCTTAGTCGGCTTCCTCTCCGCGATCGAGCTGATCGCCGCTTGAGCTGCGTCGAGCAGTTCCTTGGATTGGCTTTCGGACCGACTCAGATCGTGAAAATCATCCGCATGACGTCGCAGC